CGGTGGTCGCTGTCTTGTTATGCAACCGGGCTCAGAAACATGGGCGCTTAAGACGCTTAACGCCGTGCAAGCCGATGACTTTACCGAAACCGATTACCAGAAAATTAAGGCATTCAACGGTAACACGTTTGAGGATTACGGTTCCGGCATCACGGTAACTTATCCGGGTACATGTGGTGACGGTGAGTCTATTGAGGTTGTGCGCTTTGCTTACTGGCAGGCTGACCGCATGCAAAAAGACCTCGCAACGCTCTTTGTGAACCGTAACAAAGTTGGTCACGACATGCCGGGGTATGAAGTCGTTTGTAACAAGATGGAAAGCTCGCTAAAAGGAGGTCAGACTGCTGGCGGTATTCTGGAAAACTTTACCGATGAAAACGGTGATTATGTCCGTGGATATGAGGTAATCCGTCCAACAATGGCAGAAGTCAGCGCAACCCAGCGCATCAAAGGCGACCTGACCGTTAAATTCAGATTCTATCTTCGCTACGCCATCAAGCATGTAGATGCTGTTGGTTCCGCACTGACCTACGGGATTTAATTATGTATTTAGGCAATATGTCCTCAAAAGACTGGCTGATTACTGTAGGCGTTGTCCCGGTAATTGGCCTGGCGAAAGACAGCAATATCATTGTTGAAGTACCGGACGACCAGATTACTGTTTCATCCGGCATCGGCGGTGACTGGTCATTTATTGAGAATCCTGGCGAGGAAGGCTCAGTAACATTCACCACGCAACGTAATTCCCCGGTAAATACCGCGCTGGCGTTGATGCAAAAAACAAAGGCCGTCATCCCTGTAACCGTAACCAATACACGCAATCTTTCCGTGCACCGGCTGGGCTATGCGATGTTTGCCCGTCAACCGTCTGATGGTGCAAATAACGGCGTCGGAGCGCAAACGCTGGAATGGAAACTCCTGACGGGCGAGCTTGATTCAACGATTCTTGGGGTGAATTTAACCAATGGATGATTCAATCAAACACGTAGAAATTAACGGGAAAAAATACTGCATCATCCGTATGAGCGCCTTTGATGCAGTTCACTTCAACTTGCGTGTAGCTGAAATTCTGGCGAAACATGGTATCAGCCAGGTAGAAAGCATCCTGTCTATGTCGTCGAAAATCTTCGGTATGCTCAACCGCGAAGACCACGACGAATTGCTGTTTACGCTGCTTTCAAAGTCACGCGCCCAACTGGTGGATAACGGCGAATTTCTGGATTCTTGGGACGCAGTTAACACCAATTTCACCGCAGCAAACATTGCTGATGTGTATCTGGTGGCGCTTGAGTGCCTTAAATTGTCCATTCTTCCGGTAACAGCAGGGTTAAAAAAAAATATTGGACTGGACACAGCGGCAACAATGCAGGGAGCCATGCGGCAACTGTTCAACGCCTTGCTGAAAACCTTGACCGAACCATCCGCACAGAGCTCGTCATCTGGCGAGTGATTGAAAGCGGCCTGATTAGCTACGACGCCGTAGCGTCAGGCCGCGCCTCCTTCGATTCCATTATGAGAGCCTCCGCCGTTATCCAGTTCGATAACGCGGTTCAACACGCGCTTAGTAAGGTGAAAAAATGACAGACCAGTCAGCCGATCTCGTAACGAAAATTGACGTTATCCCCGAACTGGAGGGATTAAACAGTTTTGACGCAGCCATAGAGCGCGCAATTGCCAAAGTAAACCAGCTTGACGCAGCCATTAAGCGCGTTAACAACCTGAAACCCGCCAGCCCATATGCGCCAGCCAGTACCGCCAGTGCGCCATCTGTAGCAACAACGGCAGCAGTAGCGACAATAGCCGCCACAGGCGCAAATCTGGTTAGCCGGACGCCATTAGCCGATACAGTTAGAAAAGAGGCTCAGAAGGTCGCACGTGCAGCCGTAGAGGGTACAACCAGCGGCCTGACGGGTAAAATCAGTATCCCAGCAAATAATCTGTACCGGCTACCGCATAATAATGAGTTTGGCGGTTATCTCCCGCCGCCTCGCGCTGGTCGGTCTACTTTACCTCCACCAGTAGACTCTGGATTTTCTTCTGGTCGGTCTGGTGGTGGAGGCATAAATATACCTACGCCGGGTAGCTCTGGCTGGACAGCCGGTCGCGCTGGTGGTCTGGCAGATCCAAATGCCAGTAATCCATTCTTAAAATACGATACCTCAACTAAAAGTTTTTCCGGCGAACCGCTGGAGGCGAAAAAGAAACCTGTTGCAGAGGGTGTAGAGAAAGCGACACGCAATCCATTTGGTGTTGATAGCATGCTGGCTGGCGCGGGGCTGACGGCTGGTATTGTCGCCGCTGGTAATGCTCTGGCTGATAGCCTTGATTCTATCCAGCGCCAACAGGCACAAATTGCACGACTGGCACAGACTACAGGGGATGCAAAAGAGGCATTTTTTGCCCTTAACGCGGCGGCAAGCGACGTTAGAAGAGACAGCGGGGCGTTTATCTCCACCTATACCAATATGGCAACAGCGACACAAAAATTAGGGTTGTCGCAAGAAAGAACAATAACCGCAACACAGGGGCTTGTTGGAGCGTTGCAATTAGGCGGTGGCAGTGCTGAGGCAGTCAATGCAGCGCTTTATCAGATGGGGCAGGCATTTTCATCAGACCGTTTCGGCGGCGATGAATTCCGCTCATTCATGGAAGCGATAGGGACGATGGCACCGAAAGTAGCTGAGGCATTTGGTACAGACGTTAAAGGACTCCGTGAAATGTCAGAAAAAGGGAAGCTGACCTCAGAAACCATGATTAAAGCCTTTGAAAAGCTGGCGGCGAGCAACATAGATTTATTGAAGAAACAGGGATGGACGTGGGGACAGACAATGACAGTCATGAAAAATGACTGGCAAGCCTTCTTAGCTCAGGCAACCATCGGCGGCGAGTGGCAAAAATTTACCGATTGGGCGGCAAATACCTTAATTCCACTGGCGAGGAAAGCCGAGAAAGAAGTTGCTGAGTTTTGGTCTACCCTGGCTGATGAGAGTAAAACCGCCATACTCATTGGGATTCTTGGCGCTGTTGGCGCGGCATTTACCGCGCTGGCAGTTCCGGTTATGGCGGCGCTTTGGCCTTTCCTCGCCATTGGCGCGGCTGTCTGGCTAGTCTATGAGGCTTTTGTTGAATGGAAAGCATGGCTGAAGGGTGAAGGAGGAACTATTTTTGATGGTTTGTTTGGTAGTTTTGATGAATTTGAACGTCGATACCCAGGAATTGTGTCATTACTTAGAGCGCTATCGAACAAAATATCTGAAACAGCATCAGACTTGAATAATAGCGGCCTTGAACTTCTACAGCCTCAAAATGAAAAGCAAGTGATGGATCTGGTTACAGGCAAGGAAAGCAGTGGTGGTACTTTAGATGTTATCAATAGGATAATTGAGCTATTCAATGAGGGGAACGAAGCGCCAAACTGGTATGAACGCCAACAAGCAAAGTTGAGTGGAACAGGAAGCATTACCAATAGTGGCAATACAAGCACGATTATCAACGTTAATAGTCCAAAAGAGGCGGCTGACACAGTTAATGGGATGAACAATCCCGGCAACATTAGTGGCGATATTCATGGTAATATTGCCGAATCAGTGGGAGCCAGATAATCAAAGGAGGGCTTTTTGTTTAACTTCGATAATATGATAACGCCAAAATTGCTAATAGTACTTTACTGGATTGCAACGCTTGCTTGTATTTTTATGGTGTTATATAGCGGAAGTACTAATCTGTTTCAGTCAGCAGCATGGTTAGTGGCAGCAGTAGTGATAAGAGTGCCATTTGAGTTAGTTATGCTTGCTTTCAAAAACAATGAATATCTGCGTCGAATATGTGAGGCTACAGAAGCGAAAAAAGCAGAGTAGTCGCCAGCGGTCACGCAATGTTACCCACGCCAATAAGGTGTGAAAATCCCCTCCACGTAGGGGATTTTTTTATGGGGTTTTCATGGCTGACGGTATGGAGGGTGCAATTTCAGCACCACGTGACCAACGCGCAGTAATGGTGTTTGAATCTGGCGTTACAGTGTCACTAAGGCTAAAGACCAGAGAAGGGTTTGAAGCGAAACGCACCATAGCTCAGGGGAAAGTCGAAACAGGTTATAAAATCTCTGACGGCACGGTAGACGATCCAAAGGTTGTATCTTTTGAAGGCATCATTACTGGTGCTGATTTCCCTTATACATACGGACTACTTTATACAACGCAAAACATGATTTGGGCGATGAATCAGGCTCAGCAAATCATGGCGGCTTATGAGTTAAAAGAGTTTGTATCAGTTTACACATCGTTTATGGCGATGCCTCAAAGCGTTATCCAATCGCTAAACATCGAAGCCGTACCTAAGAAAAATTGCTACACCATCAAACTGACCGCGCAAAAAGTCGAAACGGTAACATTCCAGCGTTCGCGCAATAAATCAGCACAATCAAAAACTTCCAATCCGGCAGGGAAGGGGACAGTTGCCGCAGGTAAGAAAAGCGCCGCGCCTATTGATGCAAAAAAGGAACCTCAAAAAGTTTTCGCGCTTGAGAAGATGCGCCGCATGCTGGGAGGCTCTTAAATGCAGCCTGCTTACTACGAAATCAACGTAATCCCATCCATAGCAGACCAGGAATTTACATCATCTCTGAATGGCATGGTTTTGAACATGCGATTGTTCTATGCGACCACAACAAAACTATGGTGGCTGGAAATATCTGACGCTGACAGGGCAGTTACACTGTCACAAATTTGCTTGCGTCCGGGTGTCTGGCACAGGCTTAGCGGGAAAATACCAGGTTATGCCGGGGCTGGCGCGGTCGGTGTTGCGCGTTTACGTCCTAATGAGCCTTTTGGCGATGTGTATGCTTTTGCTGGCAATTTTGGCCTTTTCTTTTATGACGAAACGGAGAGTGATTAAGTGAGGATTCTTAGACAAATAAAGGCGGCATTGCCATCTGGAAAACTAGCCGTTGTAGCTGTTTTGTTTATGGCTCTGGTATTTGGTGCATTTAAGTTTTGGGACTGGATTAAATACCGCGTAGGAGTGATTACAGTCGCAATGGCCATGTTATCTCTAAATGAATGGGCGGTATTAACGGGTATTTTCTGCACGATAGGGACTTTTTTTGTCAACTGGTATTACGAGCATAAAAAGTTTTTACGTTCAACAGCCAGAGATATTAATTGTGAATAAAAGCAAACTAAGCGCGGTAATGCTGGCACTTATTGCAGCCGGGGCAAGCGCTCCTGTGATGATGGCGCAATTTCAGCATGAAAAAGAAGGTACAAGCCTGACAGCGTATCAGGACAAAAGCCGGGGAATCTGGACTATTTGCGGCGGTGTGACTTACGTTAATGGAAAGCCGGTAATCAAAGGCATGAAATTAACGCGTGAACAGTGCGACAAGATAGATAAAACTGAACAGGCTAAAGCACTGGCGTGGGTTGATAAAAATGTCCATGTGCCACTAAGTGAACCTCAGAAAGTTGGCATTGCATCATTTTGTCCGTGGAATATTGGTCCCGGTAAATGTTTCTCATCAACGTTTTACAAAAAGCTAAATGCCGGAGACAGATTCGGGGCATGCGCAGAAATAAAACGCTGGGTGCATGACGCCGGGCGTGATTGCCGCATCCGTGAGAATAATTGTTACGGTCAGGTTATCCGACGAGACCAGGAATCTGAATTAACGTGCTGGGGTTTGGACAAATGAAAACCAGATACACGCTTTTAACTGGTTTTTTGGTTGCGTCAGTTTTATGCGGAACAGGTTATGTAATTCACCAGCAGGCTTATGAGTCTGGAAAACAAGCGGAGCGCAAAGACTGGCAATTTGAATGGTCAAAACGCGATGAAGCTGACAGAACCGCGCAACTGAAACAGGAAAAGGAACAACGTAATGAAGAATTGCGCCGTCACAAAGAAACACAGGAAATCGTCAATAACGCTGAAAAGGAAAAACAAAAAGCCCTGGCTGATGCCGTTGCTGCTAACGATGCTGCTGACAGGTTGCGCGGAGCAATTGCCAATATCAGGCGTGAACTCGCAGCCAGTGAAACAAGCCGCATTTCCGCAGATGCCGCCAGAAGGCAGACAGCCGCCGAAACCGCAAGTTTGCTTGCCGACCTGTACGAAGAATCTGACCGCCGCGCGGGAGAAATCGCTAAGTATGCTGATGCAGCCGCAAGCGCCGGGAGCGTCTGCCAGCGCACCTATGAAGCAGTAACGCGATCTGTTGAGTGATCGAAACGGATCAATTAATGCCCGTATGTGATTGATAAGAGGGGTGATGAAATGAAAAGGGCGGGGCTGTGATGTTGGTCGCTTGTTTGTAGTTGCATTAGAAGTGAACTACATATACGATGAAAGGCATGGGAGAGAAGGCTTTCTCTGTTTTAACGTAGATTACAAGCGACTTACGCGTTACGCCACGCCATTTAACATAATATACATTATGCGCACTAGCGTTGAGTAAGGTAGAATCTGATGCTTTATGGTAATCCTTGTGCTGCTCGATAATGATGGCCAAACCTCTTTTCAAATGCCGTTACCAGCGCTAACCATTTTCGACCTGCGCCACATCACTCACTGAACATCAAAATTGATAACTGTAGTTCACGCAGGCAAACCACAGACATGCCAATCTGTCTTCCTGGCATATTTCTGCCCTTATCCTTCATTATCATATAATCTTCTAAATGAAATGGCTCACCGGCAAGGACTTATGCGGTCCTTTCTGCCTTTTTCTCTCATACTGGAGATTCATTCATGGCTGACTGGAACCCTTCGCTTTATCTGCAATATGAAACTGAACGTTCAAGACCCGCAGCGGAATTACTCAACAGAGTGGCGTTAGAGAGTGTTCGTTCAGTTGTTGATCTTGGCTGTGGTCCGGGAAACAGCACGGCATTACTGCTTCAGCGCTGGCCTTCGGCTGTAATAACCGGGGTTGATTCCTCACCCGCCATGCTGAATGAAGCGCGCAACGCATTACCGCAATGCCATTTTATTGAAGCGGATATCAGTCAGTTCCAGCCCGAGCATCCTGTGGATCTGCTTTACGCAAATGCGTCTTTACAATGGGTACCCGATCACTATGAACTATTGCCGAACCTGGTATCGCTGCTGGGTCGCAACGGCGTTCTGGCCGTGCAAATGCCGGATAACTGGCTGGAACCCACGCATGTTCTGATGCGCGAAGTGGCTTATGAACAGGGTTTCCCGGACCGGGGCCGTGCGCCACTTCCTGGCGTACATGCCTACTATGATATTTTGACCGAAACTGGCTGTGAGGTGGATATCTGGCGCACCACGTATTATCACATTATGGATTCTCATCAAGCAATTATCGACTGGGTAAGTTCTACAGGCCTGCGCCCCTGGTTGCAGGATTTGAGAGAAAGCCAGCAACGTCAGTATCTGGCGCGCTACCACGAACTACTTCAGGAGCAATATCCACTGCAGGAAAATGGCAAAATTTTACTGGCATTTCCCCGATTGTTTATTGTTGCGCAACGCAATAATTAAGCATTTATCATCAGATAGATCACAGGAATAGAGGATCGCCTATGAGCGCCCTCGCCTTTTTAACATAAGGATCTAGTGACAATGCGAGGCATCTGCTAGTGTCTTGCCACGTGTTTCCGACGGGAGTTGTTATGTCTAAAGTCTACATTGGTGGGTGTCTTTGTGGTTCGATCCGCTTCACGGCCAGCAGTCCTAATAATTCCCATACCTGCTCCTGCGATATATGCCGGAAACATACGGGCGCACCGACCGTCGTCTGGATTGAGTTTGATGCAGAAAATGTAGAATGGACGGGAAAAGCCGGAAAACCGACAACCTGGCGCTCATCAGAAACGAGTTGTCGAGCCTTTTGCCCTCAGTGCGGCAGTTCCGTGGGCGCTATTGATGATGCCCCGGTAATTGCACTTTTAGCCGGGGCTTTTGATGACCCTAACGATGAAGACCTGGCGCCAGAGTTTCATTCGTTTTCCGATATGCAGCCAGCCTGGTGGCAAAACGAACGTAACTAAGTTAGTTGGTAATGCCTATCAGGCATGTGTTTTGCTGGCACATTTGTTTCATCGTTCATCTGCAGCAAATCGATTTCGATCGCATTGCAAATCGCATCCAGCGGCAGATCATTGTTCTCTGTGCCAAACGGATCTTCAAGCTCTTCTGCAAGCGTGTCGAGCGAGATAAATGTATAGGAAATAAGCACCGAGATAAACGGTGTCATGTAGTGCAGATCCACCACTAACGCGAATGGCAGCATGATACAAAACAGGTATACCGTGCGATGAAGGATCAAAGTATAAGCAAACGGGACCGGTGTATTCGCAATCCGCTCACAACCAGCCAGTACCGCAGACATATCGTTTAACCTATTGTTTAAACTATGAAATAATATGTCTGACAGTTGCTCATCACGCCTGCGCACGGCCAACCACTCTCCCATTAACAACAAAATGCGGTTTGCTGGAGATTGTGAGGCAAATACCGTCTGCAGATCTTTCTCGCTGAGGTACTTCGCCAACGGCTCTGCCTGTGGCTTTCGACGTAAAGTCATGCGTAAACAGTGGGCAAACGCGATTTGCAGACGAACAAACTGCCCTAATTCGGCGTCGTCCGGTAAGGTGGTTTTTACCTCACGCAGTAGCGATCGGGAAGCAATCATCAACTGCCCCCACAGGTGTCGGGCCTCAACGTAACGTGAATAACAGGCGTTATTGCGAAAACCTAAAAAGATTGCAATCGCCACGCCGAGAATGCTGAATGGCGCCAGGGTGAATTTGATTCCCAGCATCGTATACCACGGAAGCATGATAATAACGGCGATGGAGAGCAGGAAGTTCAGCAACAGTCGTGAAAAGATTTTGGATAATACTGACCCATGCCAGACGAATATCAGGCGTAGCCAGTGTTGTTGGGGGCGAACGATCATGGTTTTCTTCGGGAAAATGTGAATTCCATCACATTAGACGCGATCATGATCAATGTTGCAAGTTAATCGCAACATTAACTAAACAACTGTTGCTCTGCCAGAACCACCGCGCACCGGAGTTACAGAACGGTGAAGTCATTAATAAATAATAGTATGTTGTAACTAAAGAATGTTCTATAAAAAACCCGGCCTGAGCCGGGTTGTCTTCTTAGCACAATGGCTTAACGGCTTCACGCATGCCTTTGGCCAGAATGGTATCCAGATCGGCTGAAACCTGCTCCACGAGTCCGGAAACCTGAGTCAGATCCTGTTCCCAGTGTTCTTTAACGCCCAGTACCGATTTGACTAACTCTTCGGTGCTTATCTGGCGGTCATGATGCTGGGACCACAGCTGTTGAAAACGTGCCACCCAGTGCGCATCATCCTGGACCGGATAAGCCTCACCGTTACGCTCTCCACGATAGAAAGCAATCAGCGCGGCAAACGCAAACGTCAGGCGCGCTGGCAGTTTACCGCTGGCCTGTTGCCCTGCCAGCAGCTGCGGCAAAATACGGGTACGGAATTTAGTCATGCCATTCAGGGCAATCGACAGCAACTGATGCTTGATGTACGGATTGCAGAATCGACCGGTCACCGCACTGGCGAAAGACGCCAGCTCATCGCGGGGTAAATCCAGTACCGGAATGATCTCTTCATAAATTGCTTTTTCAACGAAGGCGCAAATCTCTGCGTCATTCATCGCCTCCCCCACGGTGTCCAGCCCTGCCTGCCAGGCAACGGGAACCAGTGCGGTGTGTGCGCCATTG